TGCCACGATTGCAGATGTTCTTGTTTCGCGCACCGTGAATACTCCGTTCGATACCGTAATCAGATAGCGATATCCATTCTTTGCCAGGACTCCCAACGCACCGGTACCATAGTTTCCATAATCGATTCCGAGCATCTTGCCGAGCTCGTACTTCGTTCCGGGATAACTTCCATCTGCGTTTCCATAACCCACGAGACCGCCCTCTCTGGATGTCAGAGATACGCAGGATATCTTTCCGTTTGCCTGCGAAGGTGTGAAGTCATAATACTGTGTAATCTGCATCTTCTCGCCATCAAAAGAAGCATTCGAAAGCGTATCATTCCACGAGCCAAGTTCCGTCGGGCTTCCGTTGTTTACGATTCCCGCCGATGCTTTTCCGGTCATAACGTTTCCTGCCGGCATTACTTTTGAACCGACTTCGATTTGATCTCTGAATAATAAGAGCCCCCCGCAGAGATATTTCCACGGTTCCGCCTTAAAGCTCGTATTCGCGTATAAATCGTTCGAGTTGTCTCCGTCTGCTGCCAGATAGTCTGCCAAAACTGCTGCCTGGAAGGTGTTCTCTCCTTCTTCCGTCCGGAGCACTCTTCCCGTTCTTGCATCCTTCAGTTTCAGTTTCACATTTCCATGAATTTTCATTCTTTATCCCTCCAATGCATCGACACGCTGTTTTAATTCGTTGATTGCTCCAATTAAGGTCTTATTTTCCGTCTGCAGCTCTGATATGAACTGGATGTTGTTTGCCAAGGCCAATGCCAAGACGGAGATGGTGATACTCTTGCTGTCATATCCCGTCTCCGCCTGTGCGTTTACTTTTGCAATCTCCAATAAATCCTGTGCGTTCGCCGCCGATGCTCCTTCTAATCCCGATATAGGAACCTGTGTGATGTCGTTTGCCATGTCAGCTGTCCACCTTTCTTATGCTTCCATCTTCTGTTATTCTTAATATTCCCGACTCTGTCTTTCTGTTCGGAATGATTGCAATCATATCTATTGAGTCATCGACCGATTCAAACTGCAGCTTCTTCATCGAGAACAAATCCGCTTCATCTACCGGCGCAATGATTTCCGGAACAACGCAGGTTACTGCTGTCGAATCAGTTGCGCTCTGAACAGTCATCTTCTTCATTGCGAACATCGGAACTTCTTCCGTAATCCGTAAGATTCCGCCCCAATCATCCGATGCAACCAAATTCTGACCGTAGATGCATGCCTTTACTCCACCGACATTGATTGTTACGGAACCGCCTTTCATCTTCATTGTGGATTCGAAGTGGTTGACGGTTCCCGCATCGATATGCAGGTAATACAGAAGGTGCAGGATGTGATCTCCGTCGCGCCACATTTCCGTCGGATAATAATCCTGAATCAGTGTTTCGTTCACATAATGTTTCACCATGCCGACCGCATCGTGATATGTGATATCATCGACCGTCGTGTCCGCGGTCAGTAAGATTTCCGCGTCCAGAATTGCAACAGCCTTCTTGATTGCCGTATACCGAATATCGATGATGGTCTTTGTTTCGCCATCTCCGATGATGATTTCGTCTCCGTTCGTAAAGCTGTAATACTGAATCAGATCGTCTTTCTTATTCTTGCTGATTCCGGTAATGTCCTTATCCGTTTTTGACCTGGCTGTTGCCAACGCCGGATTTTTACCGGCACCGGATAAGTCCATACCTCCGCGCATCTTTAAGACGAACTTTGTGATACAGAATTTCTTTGTCGCATCTCCAAGTCCGCCCGGAAGTTCCAGCACATCTCCCAAATCGTAAGCCGGATTCATGACCGTCGTGATCTGGAACGGCACGTACTGGATGTTCTGTAATGCCGTCAATACATTCTGACGGTCATTGTCCTTATCTGCATACTGCAGAATCGGATTGGAACCCAAGTTATAAGTCAGACCGTCATCCGGAAGAACTCTGTAATAGGATGTCGTTTCCTCTTCGATGTCCACGCAGGAAAGCCCGGTGTACTTCGTCACGTAATCCGCAAATTTGACACTTCGGAATCGGTGATACGAATCAATCGTGTCGGATTTCGTCTGCGTATAGGTCCTAAACTCGATTTTGCCCTGACGGTTCGCCGTAACGAAACATCCTGCCGTCTGCGCCACCCACGATATCAAATCTCTGTAAGTTTCGATATCATTGTTTGGAAACATGGCGAACTGCTTTTGGCCGCCGTTGACAAAATTGTTGAAGTTTGCATTTGCCAGGACAACTCCGCAATCCGTACAAGCCGTCTTTGCCAGCTGATATAATGTTCCGGTTGTGCTTAACGAGCAGGCCTTGTCGAGCAGAGCCATTTTATCGTATGCCTTAACCGTAAGCCCTGCCTGCGACCATTCCGCTTCCTGTACCGTGAATACTCCGCACGGAACATATTCGTATGTATTATTTGCCAAAAGCACTCCGATTTGCGGAGATATATCTTTCCCGATAATCGTATATCGGTTCAGGTCCATTCCAATGAATGTTGCCTGCAGCTGACCGATGTATACGGTGCCGATTTTTACTTCCGAATCATCCGAGCACTGGTTGTCTATCTTAAAAGAACCCGAAAGCACATTTTCTTTCGTAAAGGACTGTGTTCCTATCGTTCCCTTTAGGTCATACTGCACGATCGGATTTCTGATTGCCTCCAAAAAGGCAGCACTCACACTGTACATAATCTCTCCTAAAATTCAATCAGATTGAATGAATAATCCCACATTCCTTTTACCGACTCGTCGCAATCTTCGGAATCTTCCACGAGAGTCTTTTTGTAACTTCGAAGCCTCATGTTTCTTGTTTCGTATTCTTCCAGCTCCGGATTGTATAAGGAAACCACAATCGGCGTTATCTGTATCTTTTTCGCCCAGAATATCTCGTGCCACGTTCCCGGAAGCCTGTATTTTAATCCAAGCGTCAGCTTGTTCATCCTCGTGGTATTGATTAAGTCTGTTCCGGCTTCGGATGTGTTTGTATCTTCGATGTCTCCCCAATCCTCGCTCCATCCGCGAGCGATCGGGAGAACAACGTTGTCAAGTTTAATCGGATAATCCTTTATTCCTGCCATTATCTGCCTCCCGATCTATAATTTGCCAAGTTCATGGCATTCACAACCTGCGTTTCGGAGAGCTGTCCGTCTACGTAAACGTAATTTACGAACTGTCCGAATCCTGCTTCTTTCATCGCTTTTACAATCTCCGCTCCGAGCTTCGCATAATCAATGTTCTCTTTTCCGAGCGGAGATACCCTCGCACCTTTCGGAAGATCCAGAATCTCCGGTCCGCGCTCTCCGACGATTACACGTCCTGCTGCCTCGATGTTTCCACCTTCTGCCAGTAAAGGAATGGTCTTGAACTCCACTCCCGTCATGCCGGTAATGTTTGTCAGCCATGCCGGAGGTTTTAATTTATTGCATCCTTCGATGAAGGTGTTGATTCCTCTGATGATGAAATTGATTGCTTCTTTGAATGCTCCCGTTATGCCGCTCCACAAATTCTTGAAGAAGTCTCCGAACTTCTGGAATGCATTCGTCAGTCCCGTTCCGATTTCTTCTACCAGGAACTTAAAGAATCCGCCAAGCCAATCAAACGCCTTCTTGAATATCGGCGAAGCCCAGTTGAAGAACGCTTCTATAAGGGCAAAGAGCGGCGTTAAAATCGCATTCAGTAATTTTATCAACGGCTCCAATAAAACTCCTAAAAGGCTGCACAGCGGTTCCAAAATTGCACCGATTAACGAGGTTAAAGGGCTCAGAATGGCACTGATTACATTGAAAATCGGTGTCAAAATATTCGTTAAAAGCTCGAATAACGGTGCCAAAATGGTCGTAATTAACTCCAAAATCGGAGTTAAAATCTGCATTACCAATGTCAAAAGCGGACTTACCAACTGCAGCACCAATTTTAATATCGGTGCCAGGAACTGTACAACCATTGTCAAGATCGGAGTCAGCATCTTTGTCAGATCTACGATAACCGGAAGCACGTCCTTGATTAACTGCAAAATTATCGGAAGCAGTTCTTTCAGCAAGTCCACGATAACCGGTACCAGCTCGTTCGTAATGTCCGCCAGTGCCGGAATCAGTTCTCCTGCTGCCTCCAATATCTCCGGAAGAACCTGCTCCGCCATATTCATCAACGGAGGTAAGAGCTTATCAATAAAATCTGCTGCCAGTGGTCCGATTTTCTCTGCGACCTTCTGAATGGACGGGATGAACTCTATCATCTTTTCCGCCAATGTATTCAGAATCGGCAGGATTGCGCTTCCGATGCTGTTCTTGATTGCCGTAAAGCTCTTCTGCAGGTCATCTTTCAAATCATTGTATTTGACACCTGCATCGATGGCTTCCTGCGACATAACAAGTCCTAAGTCGTG